TGCTCGATGGCGTTGTTCAATTCTTCGCGTGTGATTTTCTTGGTCTGCCCGGTGCTGGTGTCAACAACAACAAACACATCAGTCGCGGCTGTGTTCGAGCCAGTGATTGCATCTAGTTCGGATATTTTCTTATCGGCCATTGTCTATACCTTGATTATGTGGTTCACGACGAGGAACGGTTGCATGTTGTTGTGAGGCTGGTTTCCACCAGTGTTATCAACGGGGTCTTGAGAGTTGCTTCTAAAGTCTCCCACATCGTCCGTTCCTGCCGTAGTCAGGTTTGCCTGACCGCCGTCAGAATAGTCATAGAGAGGAATGGCGTGGCTGTGAGCGGGTATCTGAGGAACTGTAAGGGTGTGCCTCTCTGCGCCACCCGAAGCCGCGATAACGCGATTTGTAAAGGATTGCCCATTTGTATCCACACCTGTTGCTTGACCAGCCCCAATCGGCACACGCCCACGCAGGTCAGGCAGCTTGAATGTCGTGCTGCCGTCACCCGCTCCGTAGACAGTGCCGACGACACCAAACAGCGTCGCATAAGTTGTGCGGCTTACCAGTGCGCCGTCGCACAGAAGCCAGTTCGAGGGTGCAGACGAGCCAGCGAATTGCAGGATAGCACCAGACGGCGTGTCGCTGGTGTTTACGTTGCCAGAGAACTTGCCCATGACTATCCAGCCATCATTGGCCTCATTACGCAGCTTTAATTCGCCGTCGCCTGATGTGTCGAACCAAAATAGCCCAGCGTATAAGCTAGTCGGCTCAGTCGGCGACAGGTTGCTGCTGCGGATAGCTTGCAGAGCATTGTTAACATCCAACCGAACATTGGCGGCTGTGTCGTTGTCGATTACATAATCGTGAATTGCCATCGTTAATACTCCACTTTCGCAAATAACTCGTCGATGTTAGGTGTAACATCGTTTGAGGTGCCTTTCAATTCTACTCTAAAACGAAACGCCCTGCCACTGAATTGACCCGACTTAAATGGTGCGTAGCTAGACCAAGTCGGAGACCCTGACGGGTCGTCATTAGTTGACGATATGTAAAACAAAACATTGGTGTCAGGAAACTGAGGATTAGCCGTCAAACTGTCCCACAAGCCAGAAAGCGTGTCGATGTTGCCTGTTAGGTCGTCCCATAGCCCCGCGCCAGTGTCCAGCCTGTTAGTGCCGACAAAGCCAGTGGCCTGAACCTGTCGCACTGAGCCCGTGTCGATGTCGTTTGAGAACGTGTATGTCGCCTCGGATGGCTGCGAAGACGGGTCGGTAATCCTGAGGGCATTGCTTGCCACCGTGCAGCCGCTTTTAGTCCCCGAAAATGACGGGTGTTCGGTTGCAGTGTTTGCCGTTGTGTATTGATTAAGGTCTGCCTCTGGGACGACAACGCTGGTGAAGTTCTCACTTGGAATACCGACCTTATCATAGGCTTGTATCATGTAAGTGCCAGAACGCGCTGGGACAGTTACGCTGGTCGCAGGACGCGGAACCTTCTCGAAACTTGTTGTCGCGTTTGCGAATGTAGCACCTGATGTTTCAATGCCGTGGCGGATTTTATAGTAACTCAGGTCAAGGTTCGGAATTGCCTCCCATTCAAGCGTTGTCAGCGAGCCATTGACCGTTGCACCAAACACCAGAACATCATCAGGCGGGTCTATTTGCGCTTGCAGGTTGAACTGCGTGGTCGTGTAAGTGCCTTTGCGACCAATCGTGTTGATTGCCCTAGCCCGTATGTCATATTGCCCATTGACCAAATCAATCGCCTCGAACACACCCAACTCACCAACGCCAAGTTGGTTGTAAGTGGTATCGCTGGAGAGTTTATATTCGACCTCAACGTAGTCAATCCGACTGCTTTCCGTTGCGCTAACGGTCGCCCTGATAAGGCTGACAACGTGTTCGTTTATGATGCGAGTGTCTTGCACCACCGTCAGACCCACCGTGGGAACTGTAAAGGCGTCAGCGAGGATGGTGTTGTTGCTCTCAAACACAGACTCCTCTGCATAAGCATCATAAACGGCAGAGCTTACCTCACTCAGACCGAGTGTGACCTCGACTGCGCCATCCCCCGTGGGAACAAACTTCCAGCCAGTAACCTCGAATGTCTTATTGCTAAAGCCCAAGTGGGTGTTGCTGTAGGTAACAATGTCGCCGACTTGTAGCTTGAAGGCGCGGATGCCAAAGTTACCCGAAAGCGAAATCTGCTCACGGTTTCGGTAAAGCATAATCTTGGCAAGCCGTTGCGCCATAGTTGTTGTCGATGTAAATGGCAGCGAGATGTCAGCGACTAATTCTTGATTGTTGTCTACTTCAAGGAACTCAGAGCTAGTGACCTTTCGGAAATCAGTCATTTGCCACTCTGTTTCCGCTCCACTGTATTTACCCGTCACTGCGTTGAACCCGTCGCGACGGCTATTGCGTGTCTTAATCTGAATGTTTGAGCGGTTGTCGTCCTCATCTAAAGCGAGAACTGGCGATGTGTATGCGCCAGCCTTTACACGGAACTTGCCCTGTGCATACCACATCGAGCCAGCCATTGCGCGTGTCAGGTTGTCGATAACAGTCTGCGGGGTGACATCTGTGATGAATGAACCGTTCACCGTGTAGCGTTTTTCTGTGCCTCCTGCGACCAAGGTAACAGTCTCATCACATATGGCGGCGGCAGCAGCAAATGAAGCGTCATCAATCTCATCTGCGTCTGCATTTAGACCATAATCAGATGTCAGATAGTCACGCAAAGCAAGCGCGGGATTCACACCGTCATTGGTAGTGGCGGCAAATAACGTCGAGGGGGTATAGAATGTCGTCGCTCCTGTTGTCGGGTTGTATAGTTTTTTGCCACTGACAACAAAGCTGATTGACGGCTCACCGTTTGGATAAGCGTCAGCGTCAAACTCTAACTTGACATAAACATAGGCAACGCCAGAAAGGGTGTGACTGCCCGTCCACTTCCCAGCCGATGCCGCCATCAACTGCGGGTCAGCAAGCTGAGTGTCTGTGCCGAGGTGGCGGTAGACAAATGCCTTGCCGTCATATTGCGGTGGTGATGAAACCTCGTTAAGTTCCAAGCTTTTGCTCGCAAAACCGAGTTCTTGGTCATCGAAATAAACCTCGTTAATCGAAAAAACCTCATGCCCAGCAATGGCGACAATCATGTGCAGGAACTTATCGTTATCCGTTGTCTCTTTATAAACAATCACACCGCCAACTTTTGTTCTGCCGTAGATTACAGCGTGAGGCGCGGCTGGGCTGACACCCGAAACTTGATAGCCGCGCACGCCCTTGTCCATTGATGGGATATCCGGGGCAAGTGCTTTGCCAAGTTCGGACAAGGCATAGACGGCGGCGAAGTGATAAATCGCACTGCCAAAAATGTAAGCAGTGGACGCGGTGGTCAATGTGCTAATTAACGCAACAGTCGCGCTAATCGGGTCGGCAAAAGCCGAAGTGGCTGTGAGCAGCATGGGAACAAGGTATCTCAGCATCAATCAACACTCCAAAAAATATCTGTTTCCAATGGCTGCACAAAGTCTAAACCCTCTAGCGTCAGAAAAGCAACCTTGTCAGAGACGACAACGCCAAAAGCATACCCAAGAACGGTGTCGCCTTCTACATGTCTTGCCGCAATACTGCCCCTCGACATGCCAGCGTCTCTGTCAAGCTTGCTGTCTATCGCTTCAATAATGCTGGCGTTGCCTGTCTCTTTTAGCAGTCTGCCATAGTGCATCTTTGCTTCATACGCTGTCGCATATTTGCCGAACCACTCATCCGCCAAGAACTCGCCTTTTAGGGCGTAGTGACAGGCATTAATAAAGGTGAAGCAGTCATTGACGCTCCAGACCATCGGCTCATCGCGGAGGTTCTCAATCATCTCGCCTAATCTAGTTTCCCAATCTTCGCGCCTCATTATCGACCCCACTGAAACTTCTTGGCTTGCAGGTCTTCGACAAACTCAAACCCACGGTCATTCGGGAAGCGAGATTTCTGGCTCTCGCTTGTATATCTGCGCTCACGCGGACGCTGTAAATCAATCAGTCGGCTCTCGACATAAACGGCGATTGAACTGCTTTCCGCGCCCTCGTCGATGTTCATCTGGTCAATGTAACCTGAGAAGATTTCAGCCATTACATTTACGGGGGGGATGCTGGTGTCGATGTAAGCACCAGTCTCCGTTAAGATATAATCGTCGTCCTCTTGCTGCAAAAACTGTGCTTTATTATCTCGGATGCCGAAATATATTTTGCACTTACGACCTTGATACGGCTCTTGTATAGCAAGGCTCAGAAGGTCAGATGGCAAGCCAGAAAGTGTCAGGGTTGCGCCTTTGGCGGAAACGTCTAGCGCCTCATCGACAGACGAAATCTGTATCATCTGCCCACTTCCAACATAGGTTTCCCCATCAAGAATGACCTCGCCCAAGCCAGACCAAAAACGAAGTGTCGATGTGTCAAAAAACAGTTCAATGGCGAAGAAGACATCAACTGTCGGGGCTTCAACCGCATCGCTAAACCCGACAGGGATATCGCGGCTCATGCTATCGCCTCAACCGCAGCAAAGGTTAAACCGTAATGCGTGACCTCATTGATTGACCAGTTCGTCTCGTTAGTCGCCAAACGGAACACACCTTTAGCGTTTGTCACCACAACAGTCGCCGCATCTACTGGGGCTGTCCTGATGGAAGGATATAGGTCAATTAAGCCGATGCCGCTTGCGTTAGTGTCAACATCGTTGAGAACCTTATGGAGCGTTGCTGCGCCGCCTGTGCCTAGCTGAATATAATCACCCGCCAGAAGGTAGCCATCAACATCTGCTGGAAGGCCAGAAACGGTCAAGTCATCGCCTGTCTGCCCTGCGCCGCTCACAACGGGTGTGCCGAGTGTCGTGCCAGCAGAGCCTCGTGGCGTTGCGGCGGCTGGGTCGCCTAGCAGAAATGTGCCTTGCATACCCTTCAGCTTAATTAAGAAGGACACCCACTGCTCGCCCTCGGCGCGGGTCATCGGAGGCAAGCTAATCTCCGCCTCAAGCATTTGGCCACCGTGGGAAAAGACCTGCTCCTTGAACGTGAATGGGGAGCGTGACAGACCAACGGCATTTCTAGCGCGTAGGTTAATCGAGCGAATACCTGAGACAGTCGGTAGAGTTAGTGGATAAGCAATAGACATTAGAAAGCCTTACTAAATGAACCGCCACGGCGGCGAGCATCTAAAACGGCTGCTTTCGATGCTTCTGCTATTTGCGGCATAAGTTGTGTAATCTCAGCGCGAACAGTCTGAGACACTCCAGTGGAAATGTTGATGTTCTGCACGACTGTTGTGCCTCCGCCGCCGCCGCCCATTTTGTTGTTCGGGACGATAGAGCCAGACGAGTGCGGCATAAACAGTTCCGGGCCGCGCTCTCCCACGATGGTAGCTCTGCCACTTTGCACAGCACCCCCGATGGCGTGTCCCGTGCCTGAGAAGAGTCCTGAGAGACCTGTTCCCTTTGTGACCACTCCACTCTTAGATGTCGACCCTACACTACCGACTAATTGCTGGATGATTAGAACATCTATTAGCTGGTTTATGATGGACGCGGCCATGCTCTTGAATGCCTCAGAAGTGCTTTTGGTTCCATCGATAATGCTCTTGAAGGACGCGCCCATAGAGGTAGCGATTGCCCCGCCTAATTCCTCTGCTTCGCTACGAACTAGGCCAAACATGTTAGGGACATCCGCAAAAGCTTCTTTAGCGTCCTCACCCAATGTCTTAACAGGCACATCACCTAACGCCAAACCAGAAAGAACAAGCTGATCCATAGACGCCTTGAGGTCAATCATGGCGTCAGTTGTTGCGCCGCCGTTTTGTGCTATGAACGTGAGAACAGCCGCCACGTTGTCCTCTAACTGCTGCTTAGTCGAAGATGATGCGACTGCCTCTATCTTGCGCCCAAATACACCAAGCATATCTCCAGCAAGACCAAACTCCTTACCTATGCTCTTTGTGCTGTCACCAAACTGGCTTGCTAGTTTCTGGTATGGGCGACCAAAGTCTACTCCAGTAGATGTCAGGCGTCTTTGCCTTTCAATAACCTTGTCGAAAGTCGCGACAGTTTCGGTCAATGTAGACTGAACCTTCTTAAACGCGGCCTTCTCTTGAACCTGCTGTAAAACTCTTTGCGCGTTTACGAGCTTTGTTACACTCTCCGAAAGTTTCCCGTATTTCTCCTCAATGCTTTCGATAAGAGTTAAGTCTACAGACCTTTTGAAGTTGTTGGTCGCGGTAGTCAGGTCTTCCGTTGCAGAACCGAAGTCCTGCGCCTTCTCAGCACCTTTTAGGAAAGCGTTGCCGACAGCAGCAACAACGGCGATAACAGCACCAAATATCGCACCACCAGCACCAAAGATACCAAAAAGCTGAGAACCCTGTTGTCCGAACGCTTGAAGCGCACTCGTGCCGCCACCAACCTGCACGGCAAAGTCACCAACTTGGTAACCAGTTTGCTGTAAACCAGATTTTGCGAACTTGCTTAGACCACGGGTGTTCTCGCTTACGGCTTTTCCGTATACGTTATTACCACGCGCACTCTTTTTCATTTGCCCGTCAAGGCTTTGCAATCCGCTTCGAACCTTATTGATTTCTGACGTGGCCTGCCCCGTGTGGGCGGCAATTACGATATTTAAATCAGCCATCGTTCAGTTCCTTTAAGATTGCATAATAAGCGACCCATTCATTATATTCGCTTAATGTGATTTGTTCAATCTCCTCAATCGTCTTTCCCAACTTCTCCGCGAGGGAAATAAGATTGAGCCTGAACGGGTCGCGTCTTAGTTTTTTGTCTGTTCCTCAATGCTATCTGCACTGAAGACAGCACCAAAAATCCTAGCAACTAATCCCATAGGCTCGGCAAGCAGCGTTTGCTTGTCCTCGATGGTGAACAGCTTTTCGCCATCAGCATCTTCCGCCTTGATGATAATGGTCTCAACCATTGCCGCAATCGTCGGCTGGGCTAAGAAGTCAGGATGCTTACGCTGAACCCTGTCAATGTCCTTGCCAGTTACCGCGCCGTAATAGATTAGTAGAGGAGTGTCGCCATCGCCCCACTCCTCTACTTCTATATGTTTACGCTCTCGTGCTGCGCGGTTCGCAGAGATACGTTCGCTTAATTTAGACATAGTGCCACCCCTTGTCTGTTAGATGTTAAACGGTTGTTTCGGTCAGCGCACCAGAGCCTTGGATTGATAGGGACATTTCAACCATACCATCGAAAGATGCTGTGATCGAACGGCCAGTTACAATACCTGAGCCTGTGTAGTAAGTGTCGCCAGACGCATCACCTTCTGGGAATACCGAGAATGTGATAGACGCGCCAGCGTCAACTGCGTTTTGTGCGGTGTCTGTTTCGTCGAAATAGACTTCGAATGAACCAGTGAAAGTCGTCAAGCCAGCAACGTATGTGCGAGCCGATAGACCCATTGTGCTGTTCTCGATTGTTTCGCCAGTGCTTTCAATTGTGTAAGAACGGATTGAACCCAAAACATCTGAGCCAATTTTTACCGTGCCTTCGCTACCTGTGTGAGTTGCCATGATTATGCCTCGTTAGTTTCTGGTGCTTCGGGTTTCGGTGAACTAGCCTTCACCTTGGCTTTGGGTTTGGCCTTTTCAGTAGACCACCCCTTCTTCACAAGGCTCTCAACTTTGTCTTCCCAGACTTCCATTGTGTCAGAACCTTTGTAAACTGTAATTCGCTTTGCCATCATATCATCCTAAACAGCAGTTTCAATATCGTTTTCTAATGTAACATAGTCCACTGCAATTGTGAAACGCGCAACACCGATTGATTGATCGCCTTCTCCATCGTAATCGACTTCGAAGTTAGTAACTTTCGTATCGCGCGCATAACCTCCGCGAGTGATGTCAGTAGCCAAGGCTTCCTCTATCTCAACGGCGATGGTGTCCAGCGTGTCATCGACAGCAGACGTTCCCTTTACATAAGCCTCGATCATAACGTCTAGGCTACGAACCTGCTGACGTGGTGGCTTCATAGTGTTGGCCGTTATGACCTCGCTCTTTGTGTAGATGCACAGAGCAGGTAACTTAGCAGACCCCAGTGGAAATAGCCGTGTCTTGAACACGCTCGCCCCGGTTGTCGCCAGACCAGTTACAGTGGTAGCAATATTGTTGCGGATGCTTGTGCGAACGTGAGCCATTACACTTTCTCCAAGAACAGTTCGGTTGTGCCTGTTCCGTCATCGAAGACAACTCTTACCACATAGGAAATAGTCTTAATTACGATGGCATCTCCCTCAGCCGCAGATGGCAGGGAGGAAGTGGCGCAAACAAAACGAGGCTGCTCCACAATCACACTAACCGACCCGCCTGCATCAGCCTCAGCAGCAGCATGATCAAAGATGCCGTTAACTGTCGAGGCAGAGCCGCCTGCGGGTGTATAAGAGGCCGCATCGCCAAAGTCGCCTGTGTCGAAAAAGATTGCTCTTTCGGTTGCGGTCTCAATTGCCATTAGTCAGCCTCTGGCGTGTCAAAGTCTGTTACGGCTCGGTTAGCGACCTTCTTAGGTGCTTTTACTTTCTTGGGCTGCGGAGCGGATGTTGCTTCTACGCGACCCATTGCGACAAGCGAAGTGCTTTCGTTCGCGTCTTTAATCTCTACCACGTCACCAGCTTTTACCCGAAGGCCGCTCACGACTGTGTTCTTCAATACCAAATAAAACATATTTCCACCTATATCTAAAAAAGGGTAGGAGAGAGGCCGAAGCCCCTCTCCCGTTTCTTATCGTTAGTGCTTAGGCACCATCGTTGTTGACAGCGAAGCTGACAGCGTGACGAACAGCTACATCGCAAGTTTGCAATGCAGTTACGTTTACTGTGCCGCTTGTGCTGTTGCTGTATGGATCCACAACGATGTCCAGACCGCCATAAAGGCCGATCAGGGCGTCGGAGAAGTTACCAAAGAACAGGTCGCCAGCAGTTACTTGGTTCGAAACAATGGCGTTGTAACCATTGATTTGACCATCTGCACCAACTACGAACTGGCCAGAGCCACTATCTTTTGTAGTTGTTTTCAGCGCACCGAACATGGAGGCTGGCAGGATGTAAGCCAAGTTACCGAGCAGAGCATTGTCAGCAGCAACGGCAGTTTCCATTGCAACAACTTCTGCGAAGGTTGGGTTGGCAGCAGCGAACGAAGTCGGGGCATTGATGCCCGAAGTGTTCTTGATGCCTGTAGGCTGACCCGACGAACCAGAACCTTGAAGCGCACCGTTGTCGATTGCCAAGGC